AGGGCATGTCGGACGAGGTCGTCGTTCTCCTGGTGGTCGGGATCAAGGGAATACCAGGCATTGACGCGTTGAGTGCGGAGTTGGTGGTGCTGGTATCCAACGCTGCCGTCGTAGTTGGAGTAATCGAGGCAGAGGATCTTCCAGGAGGTGGCGAGCAGACGATGCGCGAGCTGAGTCCATTCATCGCTGAATGGGTTCATCCCGACGCATGACGGCGTGTGGACAAGTCGTCCGGCTTTCGTGGCAGCGAGGTAGGCGAGATTGTACATACGGCCGACGATGACATAGACGAGGTTGCTCATGATGAACAACCGCGTCTTGCCGAGGAGAGCCTTGGGTGTTGGACGGAGCTCATCCTTGAGCTGGTCGGTCCAGTAGACGTCCTTAACCTCGCGATTGTGGGCTCGGGTGATGAAGTCGTCGATCTCCTCGCGGAGATAGGCGCCTTCAGGCGTATCACGGATCCGCCAAGTCTGGGTAGACTCGACAAACTCGAGATACGTCTCCTTGCCATGCGTGCCGGGTTTTCGAAGGTGGCGAAACGGCCAACCGGGCGAACTCTGTGGGTTCAGCGCGTCGTAGTATTCCATCCCTGGAATACCAGCGACAGCTTCGTCCACGGTGAGAACGCGACGGAGACCGGAGGGAGGCAAAGCGAGTGAGCGGTGGATCAGGTGTTCGGTGACCTGCTGCCACAGAACAGGGGGAAACAACGGGACTTGTCCCGTATATTTCTCCTGTCCGATGGCATACAGGTCACGTCGTTCGAGCGGGAGGTGGTCCAGGCGGTGGTCGTAAGGGGAAAGACAGGCGGGTTCACGGACATGCGGGCGGACGAGATCGAAGATCTCACTGCGACGAAGGTCGGTGGTGGAAGGGGAGTACACTGCGAACTGTGGCAAAACAGTTCCCACGTACTCACAGCTTCCGCCAGGCATCCGTTCGAGACAGTGGGCATCTGTCGATTCGTCCACACGTGGATCTCGAATACGACGGGTCAGGTTCGGGGGAAGAATGTCGGAGAGGTCGTGGCGAGCTTCCTCGAGCATCTCGTGTGTGATGATTTCCGTGAAGGAGTAGGATCCATCACGGAAACCAGCGACGTGACAACCGAGGATTTTATGTCGGAGGAGGGTGTTGTGGGCGATGAGAGGAGCACCGCAATCGCCGAACTGGCACGGAGCTTGGTACTCGTACCGTTCAGTGACGTAGTGCTTGATCTCAGCACCCTTGGAGTCCTTGCCGATGGGGTACCAGGGGTCAGACGGGCAGGTACGGGCGGATCCAGCGCGGGCAGGGCCGACGAATCTCATGATAATACGATTGTTTTCACGATCGTACAGCACGAGGGAAGCGTCGGTCGTTTGATGGTGCGCGAGGTCATCCTCGTGGATGAAGTGCTTGGAGAGGTCAGCGAAGGCGCGGATGGAGGCGAGCTGGTAGGCACAGAGGTCGAGGCCATCCCAGCGAACAACGCGATCGGGATCAAACAGCTCCTGGTAGGTTGCCCCACCAGTAGTGGTGATCACGAATTCGTGGCCTGCTGGGATGTAGGTGAGGGTGTCCTGGTCCATAAAGAAGTGGTAGGGGGTGAGGAGGATCTGTCCGGCAGCCATGAAGCCATTCATCGAGAGCATGCGGGTGTTGGACACCGACATGCGCGCGACCTCGACGACAGCCTTCTGAATCTTGAACTTAATCAAGTCTTCAGCGCTGAGATCGAGGGAACGGCCATGGGCTTGTACCAGTGCGGGCTGTGGAGCACGAATGCGACGGAGGAGAGCAGGGCGAGTGTAGCTGCGGTCGACTTTCCGAGTGCGGCGGGATTCCATGGAGCCGGAGGCAATGAGAGCGTGAGGATCATTCCGGGAGCGAAGGTGACGGACGCGTTCGGTGACCTTACGGACGGCAACGGTAGTCCCAGCAACAGCGAGTCCAGCGAAAACAGCACCACCGAGCGCGAACAAGCCAGCCAACATTTTGCGATGTCGGAGGAAGAACGCGACGGTAGTGTGTTCGCTAAGGAAGCGCTCACGCTCCTGCTGGAGATGGTCTTCCAGGTGCATGAGGTGAATGCGCATCCGTACAACGCTGGGTGGTTCATCGAGAGCGAGGCCGAGGTCATCATGTCCGGAAGGAAGGCGAGAAAGGCGGTCCTGCAGCATGCCCTCCGCCGCTTTCAGGTCTTGGTAGAACTGGAAGGGCGGAGGTACAGCGCCTGGAGGAGCTCCATTCTCGACGCGGTCGAAGTCGTGTTGCATCTGGGCCGTAGAGGGGTACCGGAAGGTGAGGAACTGCCAGAAACCTTGCGCTTCCGCGGGCTTGGACAGCGCGCGGATGCGGGCCAACATTTCCTTGGCAAAGGGCACTTGACGGGCTGGGGTCGGAGTGACGGGAGGGAGATCGAGAACGTCGTCGAGCTTGACGGTGTCCAGGCGTGGAGCCTCAAGTGGAAGCTTGTGCTCCGTGCGAAGACGCTCGTAAAGAGCAAAGTTCTCGTCTTGGCGCGCCTGATGCTGGCTGATCATCTGTTGACAGATGACCAGGAAGTCATCAAACGTGAGCCAGGGGCCAGGAGTCGCGGTGGGGTCCATCGGGTCGCAGAGGCGGAGACGAATATGACGGGTCATCGCGGCGTCAGAGGATCGATCGATCTTTGAAGGATCGACCTTCCCGTGAGTGTCCATGACGCTAGGGTCAACGGCGAACTCAGCGAGGACGTCGCGTCGGCGGTAGAGGGCGTTGACAGAGACCATGGAGGCAGGACGAGGATAAGGCATGTTGGTCGCTCCGACGAGGAGGGGAGAGGTGTAGAACATCTTCCCCTTCGACTCGACGTCGGCGAAGTTGAGCTCAAAGGGCTGGCCAGATTTAATGGCCATCAGTTCGAGTACATCTCCGGACGTCGCCGTGATGGGAACGTCTTTCCAGACGAAGAGATCGTCGTAGCGCACACAATACTGGCCGTGGTAGGAGTTCCAGAAGGGAATTGCCGGGTTACGGGTGTAGAGGGCGTTGTCCTTGAATTCGGGGGGGGTCAACTTCATGCCGAGGTACGTGGAGAGCCATGTCTTGCCGAGGCCTGGAGCGCCGTGAAGAATGATCACGAACGGCTCCTTTCGACAGACGGGGTTGACGCGCGACGTATGGGCGAAGTTGGCGAGAGAGTCCAGGTGGTGCATCGTGGTCCGGAGGGCAGTTTGCTGGAGAGAAGTCGGAGTCAGACCCGCCTCAATCATGAGTTTAAGCATGATCGAGCGGGTCTCCAAGACATCGTCCTGGAAGGCTCCGTCGTGGCAAATGCGGGTACGGTGCTGAGGGGTGTCCCAGGCGGCGACCTTCAGAATGGTGTCCTTGAGGACAGTCATCGAGGCGGCCTGCTCAGTCAGAGCGGCTGACGGGCAGACGACGGCAATCCAACGGACCACACAGGTGGGCAAGTGGTCACAGAGAAGCTGAAGGAGGCCAGAGAAGGTGTTACAGGCGTAGACGGCATTTTGCATGAGGCGGAGGGAGTTGGAGACTCGTAGCACGCGGTCCTTGTCCTGGAAGCTACCAAAGAGTAAAGACCCAATGGTAGCAACCAACGTCAGGAAACCGAAGTTTCCTGTCGCATTGGCATGAGCATCGGCCTGACCCTGCTGAATTTGCGTCGGGGCAGGTGCGAGCGTCATTAGCCAAGTGCAGATGTCCTTGGGAGACATCCGCCACAGAGGACGAAAGGCGCGAAGAGTGCGGTAGAGGAGTGTCGGGAGAGCGGTAGAAAGCGTGTAAGTAGAGAAGGCTTGGTACCAATCGTAGAGGAGGGCGAGGAAGTCCGGAAGCCAAGCGATGTGCTCGATGGGTGTGGTCCAGATCTTACCGACAGTCGCCGAGAAAGTCTCGACAAAGGCAGTAAGCTGCTCCACCATCCCGTTGAAGGTTTGAAAATCCTTCACCAGGGTGGAGAAGTCTTGCTGGGAGCCACGCATACGAGCAAAGAAGCCAGGCTGCGAGCCTTGGTCCGGGTCCGGGAGAGAGGGAGGAGGAGAGCGGTCCGGGGTCGGAGGATCGTGAAGGAGGGGCAACCCCCTCACGGTTGGGCGATCGGCGGTGGGGAGCTTCTTGCGGAGAAAATCCATGCAGTTGAATAAGCGTCGGGATTGATTGGCACATTCAGGAGCAAAGCTCATGTGCACTACGCACCGTTCTGCGGGAACAGACTTTGAACGCTAATGTCATCGAAGACCTGAAGGGCGGATTAAGGCAATCTGCGAGCAAGCTCGAGCAGCGATCAGGTTTGCATGGCAACGATGACACCCGGAAGCTCGTAGGTGGCAGTGATGGGCTGCTAAGTACGGCTAGACTAAGGGTGGGTCGTGGTAGGCGGTCCCAACTTTGGAGAGAACAATGACACATGGATCAAGGTTCATAACCGAGAGATGGGGTTCCCTAAA